TATTGAGTTTATGAATATTAATATTGGCGATGTTTCAAATGAATATTTAATTAATACAAAATCTATTTATAGTTTAGATCCAACAATTGCAACATTATATTATTGTAATGAGATATTAAAAAAATGTGTTTTTATAACAAAGAATTTATATAAAATATATAAGGAATATGATATTAATATAAATATTTTTAAAAATCCATTATTAATAAAAATAAATAGTGGTCAGATTTTGAGGAATTTATATAATAAAGATAAAACATGTGATAGTTTATTTGATATTACAAGAAAACAATATTTTAGTGATTTAAATTCTATAAAATCAATTAATTATGATATTATTAATATGATATTTTCATCAATTAAAAATTATATGTTTGTTACAAGAAATTGTAATGAATGTTTTATTTATTATATAGGAAAAATAATTAATAGTTAATAATTTAAAAACTATGATTATAGAAATAATAAATAAAATTATAGAAAAAAATAAAGCAAAAACAATTTTAATGATTGATGGTGAAATTGCTGATATAGATGATATAACTTTTAAAAATATTATATATACTATAAGTGAAGCTTATCCTTGTGAATATAAAAGGGTTCCAGATTTTAGTATTAGAGAGAATTTAGAATCAAATGGTTTTTCAAAATTATGTCCTAATAAATATGAATTTAAAGGAGATATTGAAGAATTAAATAAATTATTAATTAAGCGTTATGAAAAATAATTTTAAAATTAAATTAAGTGATTTAAATGAAAATCAAATAAAGAAGATTTTAAATCATGGTAGTAAAGATAGAAATCGTTGGGTTATAACTATAACTGATGAATATTTATTGGGTTGGAAATGGATGTCTACATTTGATATAGAGAAATATTTAAAGGAAATTGGAGTTTTAGATTCTATAATAGAATGGGAGTAATATTGCGTTCGTGGTGTAAATTAACACATCGCTTATCCATAGCGAAGATGGGGGTTGGAATCCTCCCGATCGCTCCATATTATAAATGAAACATATAGGTTTAGACATGGATGGTGTTATAGTGGATTTTATGTCTCCTATTTGTAAAAAATTAGGAGTAGATTACGATTCTATTAAAGATTATAATTTAGAAAAACAATTTCCTGATAAGATAGATGAAATAAGAAAAATATATGGAAAGGAGGGATATTTTTATAATCTTAAATCATATAATGGATCAACTTTTCTTATAAATAATTTATTAAATTTAGGATTGAAAGTGTGGTTTATATCTAAACCATCTTCTTTTTCTCCAATAACATATTCTGATAAAATAAAATGGGTAAAAAAGCATTTTCCTGATTTATTTAAAACTACTATTTTAACACAAGATAAAGAAAGATGTTATATGGATATATTTGTAGATGATGATATTAGAAATATAGAAAGAAATATTTCAGATAATAAGATATTATTTTCACAACCTTGGAATAAAAACTATAGTGGTAAATATAAAGTGGCTAAAAATTATACTGATTTATTAAGAATAGTAAAGGAAATCATTTGAAAAGATTTGAATATAAATTTATTTCTTTAGAAACATTAGAGGAAAAAAATAATGAAATTACAGCAACTATTAGAGAAAATGAAATAAATGATTTAGGAAAACAAGGGTTTGAGTTGTTTCATATTATTATAATGAATAATATTCAGTGTGGTTGGTTTAAAAGAGAGTATGATGGTTGATATTGAAGATAAGAAAAAATGCGAATGGATATTTTATTATAAAGATAAAGATAAAAATAAAACATATGTTATATGTAAAAATTGCGGAAGAGTTAAAAGAAAAGATTTACCCGATGTTAGAGAATGTGCAGGGACCAATGCATCCAGAAGAAATATGATAAGAAAAATGTTAGGACAAGATGATCCTAAATTTATAATAGAAGAATAAAGGAGGACAAAAATGTATTGCATTCATTGTGGTGGAAAGTTTTCAGACGATAATGCTTTGATTTGTACAGCTTGTGGTAGAAAATCTATAATTCCTAGAAAATGGGGTATAGCGTCTGTTATTGGTATAATTATTGGATCTATGTTTATTCCACTTCTTGGTATAATATTTGGAATATATGGTATGAGCAAAGAAGAAAAGAAATCTCAAGGAACTTTTATTTTTATATTTTCTATTATTATGTTTTTGTTCCATGTTTTTATTAATATTCATTGTAAGTATTTGTAAAATGGAGAAATTGTTGAAAAAAAAATCGATTTATTTTGATTTTAATAATAATGATATTGATAATGAATATATTAATATGGATTATATGGTAAATAATTATCCTATATTGAAAAAGTATGTTATTATATTATTAGACAATATTATCAAAATACCTACAAATATATCCGTTTTCAAAGAGCAAGTTTTTGATTCGGTAGAAGACGCCGAGATTGTAATTTCAGAAAATCAATTATCATCGAAATTTAAATGTCTTATATATCCAATATTAGTTATTAAAGATCATGAAAAATTAAGCGACGTAATAGAATGTTTAAGTATGGATAATTATATAAGAGATGTAATAGAAAACATTAAAAAACAAAGAAGAAAAAATGTTGCAAAAATTATTCCAATTGAAGAGGTTTATGAATTTAATAAGAATCGAAAGTTAAAAAGGTAATTATTGCGCCTGGGTAGAACGGAATCATACGTGAGTCTCATAAACTCAAGATAGTAGGTTCGACTCCTACAGGCGCTTTTTAATTATTTTAATTATAATTTAAGATCTAAATCTAAGTTATTCCACATACTTGTTATAATATTTCTTTCTATTTCCATATCTTTTTGATCAATGTTTTTATTATTATATTTTTTTAATATATTAGAATAAACATCTTGCATGAATCTTTTTAATTTATTTGGTAAATTTCTTAATATTTCATTATAAGCCTGGTCTTCTGTTTTTCCTTTATCTATCATATTTTCTATTTCTTCTTGAAATTCTATTTGTTTTGCTGGACCTATTTGATTTCCTTTAAATCCATTTTGAAGCCTGAAACTTAGTTTTTTATTAATTACATATATTCTTATTCCAAGATTTATTTTTTTAAAATCTTCTTTAAATTTAGAATTTATTGGTATTTGTACAAATAAATATGAATTAGGAAGATATTCATCTATAGATTTTGAAACTCTAAAATTATTAATAGAAGAAAGTAATCTATATACTTTTTCTAGTTTATCATTATTACTTTTTATGTCTTTATCTTCTTCTATAAATTCTTTAAAAGTTATAAGCTTCATATTATCCTTCTTAGCATTTTTTTAATAAAATTTCTTTAATATCAGGGATACATCTTTGTATTTTTAACAATTCTTCTCTTCCTTGGTCAAATTGTTTGTTTTTATAAAATATTCCATTTTGAGAAACATTAATTAAATTATCAAACTCTTCTCTTATTATAGAAAGATATAAATATCCATTTGTAAGATTCATTAATTCAATATAATCTTTTATTGGTCTTCCCTCTTTATCTATTTTGTCTGGATTTTCTTTAATAAATTCTATTTCTATATTTTGTAGATCTATTAATTCTCCATCTATCTTTACGCCAGCTTCTCCTTTTCCAACATTTGCTTTGAAGCTAACAGAAATATATCCGTTTTTCCATCCATCTCTTACTAAATTAGAAAAATTAAATCCTATTTGATGTATTTCTCCAGTATTTGGGTTTGTTATAAAAACAATATATACTTTATCTTTAAAATTTTCTGCTATAGATTCTATAATAACCCTTTTCCTTAATACTTCTTTTTCTTCTGGCGAACCTGAATAGTTTAATTTTTCTAATTCTGATTCTGATAAATATTTTTCTGGATCATTATACTTTATAGACCATTTTCCTATTTGTATATTTCCAAAATCTGTATATATTCTAGTACAAACTTTTATTCCGTCTCCTCCCTCAGATATAGGAATAAATATATCTTCTAATGTTCCACCAGATCCTACCTGTATTCCGTTTGTTAATGAACATATTATTTTTCTAAATAAATCAGATTTCATAGAATAAAAACTTGGTAATTTTAAAAATACATTATTAATTTCATTATATTTTTCTATTTCATCTGATATAATTTGTAATACTTCTGTTCCAGAAATAGAATCTCCTCCAGGAACAGATGGAACATTATCAGGTCCAGGTAAATCTGGAATTTCTATTTCAGGAGCTTCTTTTAACAATATTCCTTTTAAATTCCATGCAGCATTATATGAAGAGACTTCTGGTTGTCCTTCTTGTCCTGGGATATTTTCCATATCCATTGGTTGGTTACTAGTCTTTGGTTCTTCTGGAATATCTTGTGGAATTTCTTGTTTAATATTTTGATAAGGTTCTTTTGGATATTGTTCTTCAGGATATTGATCTTCTGTTTCTTCTTGTCCTTGTATTAATGATTCAAATTGAGATTTTATTGATTTATAAATCTTTTTTTTACAATCTCCAAAATCTATATCTCTAGATAGGGATAATATTTGCATATTATCTTCTATAAATTTATATTGTCCTGGAGTTAAATCTTCTATATCTCTCATTTGAATGAGTTTATCCATCATTTCATCGTTTTTTTGATTTATGGATAATCTTATATAATCCATTTTTTCTACTTCAAAATCAATTATTGGTTCTTCGTCTTCTGTTTCATTATTATCATAATAATCATTTTGTGTTGGATTTTGTGATATTTGAGGTTGATTTGTTATTTTTTGATTATTTTGTATATCAGGTTCTTGTGAAGGTTCTATTTCTTGAGGAATATCTTGTTGATCTGTTCCTTGAAAAGTATCTGGTTCTGGAATAGGTTGATCTATTGGAGCTTCCATCATAGGATAATGTTCTATAAACGGATTTTTTGTTTGATCAATCCAAGAGCTTATGACATATCTTTTCATTATTACTTCTCCAGACTCATAAAATATTATAAAACTATATATTATTTAATAATTAAAAATCCCCAGATTTAATTGAAAATTCTTGATTTTCATTAATATTTTTTATTTCTTCTTGTTTTTCTTCTATATCTAATTCTAAAAAGTCTTTAGTTTCATCTAATGCTTTTAATAACGATCTTCTATCTAATCCTCCAAATATTCCGCTTTGTTTAGATTTTGATTTGTCTCTTTCTACTTGTTGCTTTATTTTTGCTCTTAATACTGACTCGAATAGTTTTATTTTAGAATCACTTGAAGATTGAGCTGTTTGTAATAATATTGCTAATTGTTCTTTTGTAGAACTAGATGAATCAAAATCTCCACTATTTAATATCATATCCTTAAATATATAATATGAATCTAATGCCTCTTTTCTGTTATCATCACATTCTTTTATTATATTACGTAGCATATTTTTCATATCATCATTTGAAAATATATCTCCAACATTATTTTCTATTTCATTTTTTACTTCAATTTGTTTTTCTTCATCGTTTTTTATTAAATAATTATCCATAAATATCTCCTATTATTATATAAATAAGAATTATGGCTGATTTATTTTTAAAAAAGGTTCCAGATTTAGTACAAAATATATTTACTATTAATTCCAATAACGTTGTTGCTGGGGAAGTTATATCTTTTAATTATTCTTTTTTTAAACACGATCCATATCCAGTTATAATAAGCACTGGATTAACAAACGATGGAAGAATAGGAGGATTAAATCTTCATTATTTAACGTTTCCTGTATTTAGAGCATTATTAAATAGATGGGGTGGAAATAGATCTTTTAATTATACTGTTATTAAAAATCAATTTTATATTAAAAAAGCATTTAGAACTTATAAGATTTATGGAATTATAAATGCAAAAAAAATAAACTGGAGAGCAGTGATTCAATCCCTTTCTATTATAAGAAATTATTCTCAACAAGAAATGTTAAGAATAAGAAATGCTGTTAATCAACAAGTATTAAATAGACAACCGCAAATATTAAATGATATTCTAGGTGAGAATAAATAATTTTTTGTTATTTTTTAAATGTTAATTAATATATAATTTATGCTAAACAAATAAAATCAATCTATAAGATGGTTTAGCGTTATTTGGGAGTAAGAAAATATTTTCTAATCTTTAATTTTTAAATCCAAATATATACTATTTATGGCAAATGAACCAAAAGATGTTTCTAAAAAACCATTAGAAGTGTCTGGTTTGGATAATCAGACTTTAAGAGATTTATTTTCTGAATTTATAAGCCCTTTAAAAGAAGATAAATCAAAATCAACTCCTATTTTAACGAATTTAGAAAAAGATATATCTGATATAAAAAAAATAATAACAGATTCATCGAAATTTGCAGAAGAGCATGAAAAAAATTTATTTGAAAAAATAACAAAAGATATAAATGAACCTATTGTTGATTTAAAAGGATTATTGGTTAAATTAACTGATAAGTTAGTATCTGCTATTAATAATATATCTACAACATCAAAGGTAAAAACCCAAGAAAGTCAACCCAACATTGCTCCAAGCACTACACCTATTCCAAGTTCTACCCCTGTTTCAAGTACTGTTCCTCCAAAAAGCACTACAACTGAACAAGATATTTTAAATGAATCTAAAAAACAAGATGAAAAAATTAATCCTGAAATTTTAAGAGAGTATAGAGAACAGTTTACAGGTATTATTAAAGATTTTAGACATTTAATTATTCAAATTAAAAATTTAGAAGATGTAATGATAGAATCAGGTAAAGGAGATATAGAAAGATTAAAAAGACTTAAATCAAATGTGAATTCATACATTAAATTTATGGAAGAAAAAATAGAAAAAGGTATTATTAATCCTAAAAATATTAAAGATGCTTATGATGTACTTGATAAATCAACTAGGTCTCTTAATAAAGAATCTAGAGAATTAGATAAGAGATTATCTAAAATGAAAGATGGTTTTGAGCTAGCTGCACATGCCATATCTACTGTTGCATCAAGGCTTGGTATTATGTCGTTCGGAGCTATTATTAGTCGTTCTATGGAGTTTCAGCAGATTACTCAAAGAACTGGAACTGCAATGGGTGGATTAGTTAATTCTCAAAAACAAATAACGAATCAGTTGATTGAAAGAGCTAATCATATAGTTAAAGAGTCTAAAGGAATGGTAGATATGGTTTCGGCCGCAAAAGCTCAAACCGCATTATATGAAAAAGGAATAGGAAATCTTAAGACTCAATCTGGTTTATTGAAAACATCTGCTATAAGTGCTACAGAGCTTAAAATGACATTTGAAGAATTAGTAGACAAAACTGGAAATATGGCATATGATTTAAAAATGACAGGTAGTCAGGTTACATCTATAATAAGAGGAACATCTGATGTGTCTAAAAATTTGGATATGTCTGCTAAAAAGGTTTTTTCAATACAAGAAGGTGTAAAAAATATATATGAAAATATGAGAAGAGTTGCTGGAGAAAGCGCAAGGGCTGTTTTAGAATTTACAAATCTAATGGCTGGATTAGATAAGATGAAAGGAGCGTCTGAGGTTGCAGGAGATTTGTTAAATACATTTACAGGTGGTTTTGATAATTTTAATAATAGTTTACAAAATTCTGGAATTTTAGGGGTTATGGTTTTAAGTAAACTTAAAAAACAGGGATCTGAAGCTCTTGGATCAATGTCAGATCCAAAGGTTTTATCTAAGGCTTTTGAAGATACTATGAGTTATTTGTATAATAGATTCAAAAATGATCCTAATAGAGACCGTATGGTAAATTTATTTAGTGGAGGGAAAATAAAAGGCTGGAAAGAACTAGAAAATTCTATGATTGCTTTTAATGAAAAGATGAAATCTACTGGTGAAGGGGCGGCAAATCAAATTAAAGATCTACAAAGAGAATTACAAAATACATCAGATAAAATTAAAAAAGGTGAAATACAGGGAAAAATAAAACAACTTCAAGATACCTTGGCATCAGAAGCTTCAGCATCTATGGCTGATTTAGAATCTCAAGTGGAGAGAATACAAAAACTACAGAGTCTATCTGGTAGTAATAGAATGTCTGATGCTGAAGCTCAAAAAGAATTATCAAAAATTTGGGAAAAGAAAAAAGGAAGCATTAAACAAGAGTTAAGTCTTGCTATAGAATCTGGTGTTAAAATAGAAGGTTTAGATAAAAAAACATTTGATTCTATTTCTAAAAGTATGGAAGGGGCTTTGGCTGGTAATGTTAAAATTCAAGATGTTTTAAAAGAAATATCTAAAATTTCTGAAGCAACCAAACAGTCTAATGAAAAAACAGCAAAAGATCAAATGAAACTTTCAATGAAAAATGCATTAGATCAAATAAATGCTGGTAAAAATGTTGCAGAACAAGATTTTATGAAATTTACAATTGGTGCGCTTAATTCTATTACTTTTTCTTTGAAATTTATTGCGCGCTTTTCGACATATATTTTTTCTATATTTGGTTTACTTAGTTTTTTAAGAAGTTCTGGTTTGTTAACAATTGGTAAACATTATGATAAAGGACCAATTAATAAACTGATTGATAGTATTTTTTCCAAGAAATCTAAAGAAGATAAAAATAAAGGATCAGAATCTGGAATAATTGATAAAATTTCTAGCTTTTTTAGAAAACGTTCTGAATCTAAAAGTGCAGGTCAACAAACATTACAATCTCCTAGTAGTCTTGAGAAAATGCCTGGTATGCCTCCAAGAGGTTTTAAAATAGATTGGAATAAGGCTAGATCTATAGGAAGCGATTTATTATATGG